TCTCCGGGGTTTTCGTTAACTTCTGTTTTGCTGTCTGCCGGGGTGTCCGGCGCATCATTTGTCGTTGTCATCGTTTATTTCCTTTGCTATTTCATAAATTAAATTGGGGTTAACTTTTGTCAGGCAGTCTTCCAGCCAAAGGCCGAAGTTGCGTTCGCCTTCGCGAAACGCCATCAGCTGGGCATTCGAATCGAAGACGGTTTGATGTATCCGGGCATGCTCCAACAATCCCCAGATAACAATGCGGCCGGCCTTGTCCTTGCTTATCTGCCGCAAACCGGCAATAAACTTTTCGCTTTTCACTGCATGCCTCCCATATTTGCCAGACTGCCCGGAGCAATTTCATTTAAGGTCTTTGCGCCCTCAAGTGCCTGCTGCATCATTGCCTGCTGGTCGGCTTTTGCCTGTTCGGCCTGCTCCATCTTGTTGACCTCTTCGGTCGAACGGATGATTTTCGGATTAACACCGCGTTTATCGACGTAATCGTCAATCAATTCATTGTAGTCCAGCTTGTTGATTGCCTTGGGATTATACTGTGCAACAGCGCCAACAAACTGCACAAAATCCATCGAAGCAGAGAGTTCAACCGCTTTCTGGGCTTGAGCCAGCATCGAAACATACTCAATTTCTAAAGACTGCCCCTCCAGTTCCGGCGGCGGGGGCGGAATAGCCCCCAGCTTAAAGGCATTGTCATAAACGCGCATCAGGCAAGGAGATAAAAACTCGTTAATAATGTTCGTCAGCACCGGGCCAAGTTGCACCATTTGCTCACTGCTGATTTTATCGACTTCAGTCGCCGTCATCCGCTTATCAACGGACAAGATTGCGTTAAACAGGCGGTAAAACATTGATGTCCGAATGTTTTCCTTTGTATCCGCAATCGTCAAATTCAGATTGTTAAGGTCAAAATTGACATTAAAAGTCGGCGTTACCGACTGCGGCCCGGTACGCTCGTCATAGATATTTATGCCGCCGGGCAGCAAATCCGGCGTTGCTCCGTCTTCGTACATTTTTGCCGGAACGTTCATCGGCGGCCGGGTTACCAAATCAACCCCCAAATGGCGGGTTTTATGCCACTTTTGCAGAGATTTTGTCAGTCCGAGGCCGTGCATCGCCGGAGATATGCCGTAGGTTTCGGTGCTGACGGTTTCCCACCGCGGCGCCAGAATCGGAAAACGGTCATAGCCGGATATGCGCAGAATTGATTCCGAAGCGCTATAATCCGGCAGGTAATATAGCGACATATAAGGCTTGTTCTTGTTGTCCATCTTGCCGCGGTTAAGCATAAAATTCGGCAAAATCGCATGAATAACATTGTATTCATTGGCAATCCGCCCGTTGCGATAATCGTTCTGCAGCGTTGTCGGCAGATTTTCCAAACCGAAAGCGGCCGCCAGCTGATGAATTGTCATGCTGAAACGGCGAAAACAGGTGTCAACTGCCAGTTCATTGTTGGTTGCCAGCATATATTCGCCGACGGTAAAAGCATAAAAGCGCGATATTGTCGCCGGACTTTCTTCATGCAACAGGCAGGGCTGGCCGAAGAGTCCCATTTCCTTGTAAACCGTCGGCGTCAGCTTGTAAAAATTTGACTTGTTGAGAATCGTCAAAATGATGTTCTCAACATCGTACAGCCAAGTCTTAACCGGTTTCCAATTCAGCAGATCCGTATCGGCCAGCGAGAACTTGAACCAGCGCGTGGTCGGATTGGTTAACCCGGATTGCAGCCCTGCGGCCAGAGTATCGGCGCAATCATTCAGAACATTATCAATCACATCGTCCGAGCGGCGCAGAAACTCTTTATTTTTTTCGTTTTCAAATTTTCCGCGGAAAGAACGGGACAGTTCGGCAATACGTTTCCAAGACGGCTCCCATTCCTTATATTCCTTTTCGAGCGACGCATTAATGCGGTTCAGCTGCTGCCGGATTTCCAATTTATCCATAATCTCAAGCCCCCAGCAGCGTTTTCTTGGTGGTGTTTGCGCGGTCGGTCAAACCGGAAGACCCGGTCAAAATCGTTGAACGGCGGCCGAGCATATTTGCCGCTTTTTTCTTGGACTCTTCCCGGGCCTGAACCGCAGCCTCGTCAGCTTCGCTTTGCTTTGCCGAAGACTGCTGCTGCGGCGAAACGACCGTTTTTCCTTCCATATTCGGCTTGTTGCTGAACATATTGCCGACCTTTTTGCCGACACCGAACAGCTCGGACGTGCCAAACGATGCAGATGCCAGCGCAAGGCGGGCAATGCTGCCGAAAATATCTCCTCCACACATGTTAAATACTCCAATCATAAGTTTTGCGTTTAAAACTGGAAGAGCCTCCCACATGGGAAGCTCTTTTGCGAACTGGGCAATAAAAAGACATTGCCAGACAGTCGCTGTCATCAGGCGACGGCAGCCCCGTCGCCTTCATATCCTCTTTGCTCATCAACTGCATTTTCTGACCGTTGAAAAAGTATTGAATAGCGGTTAAATCTTCTTTTAAGCCGGCGTCATCGTCAATCGCGCCGCCATTTACCAGCCAGTCCAGCAAAGCGTCATACATTTCCGCCCGCTTGTTGACATAACGGTCCGGCTGATCCAGCGATTTTTTAGTTTCGCCGAAATTAACCTCAATCACCTTATAGCCCCAAGCCGTCAGATTATCGACTACACCGCCGCCAACACCGCCGCCGTCAATAAAGACGCCGTCCGGTTTATAATAATCAATCATCTTTGCAACCTCACGAGCCAGCGTATGGTTGTCTGACTTTTGATAGCGTTTCACTGGAAATGACCGGGCGTCGCGCCCCTGACGGAAGCGGATGACACTTTCATCATCACCGAACCGGGCAACATCTACCATCATCAAAAGCGGCGCTGACTTGTCTTCATAAACTTGGCGCTGTTGGGCTTCCAACACCACATTAAGCGGAATCAGCTGATTTGAGGCTTGGCTGGGGAAAACGCCACGCACACGAACCTTGATAAAGTCAGAATCCTCGCCATACTGCGCGACCCATTTAGCAATTTGCGCTTTGTTGGTAAAGCTGACAGTGCGGCTGTCAATCTGCCGCGTGTCCCAATAGTCCCGGTTTTTATGAAAACAGTCATAAAAACAGCCGGTATTTTGGGTCGGGTTGCCGAATGCCAGCCACAAGATCTGCGTGCCGAGGTCAGTCATGGCGCCTTCGGTAACTTCCCAGATTTTGTCCCAAATCTGCGACGCTTCGTCAAAAATAACTATCAGCCGCTTGCCTTGGTTGTGCAGACCGGCGAAAGCGTCCGGGTTATTCTTGCTCCACGGAATCATATCAATCCGCCAAGACTGCTTATAACGCTCATCGGCAGAGTATATGCTGGTTGCGGTCATTTCAAACCAATGTTTGCAGATACAAAGGTTAAACCACTTCCGCACTTCCGGCCATGTTTTGGTCAAAAGCTGCTTTTCAGTGTTGGCGGTTACAATGCCGCGGGTTTCCGGGAAGGTGCACAAAGCCCACAGTACCAGCCACGCCACCAGCGCCGACTTGCCGATACCGTGGCCGGAGGCCAGCGCAAACTTGAGCGCTTCCTGAACCGTTAATAATTTATCCCTAATATCCTTTAATAATTGCACCTGCCATTCTTCGGGCCGTTTGCCTTCAAGCGCCCCGGTTCCCCACGGGAAAGCAAGCATAACGAACGAATACGGGTCGTCTGAACATTCGGCCATGGCTTCCGCCAATTGTTCTTCAAATTCCGTATTCATAATTTATTCCTGTTTTTTGGCTGTTTTTGCGCCTTTCTTTTTAAGTAAAAACTTCTTGAGCCGCTCTGCCGTCGGTTCATCGCTGACAATCTTGGTCGTGCTTTCGGTCTTCCAACCGTCAAAACAGTTTTGCAGAATCCAGTCGGCCTTGTGGTCTTTGCTGAGGTTGCAACGGTCAATCGCATAAACCTCGCAAATCTGCTTAATCCGGGTAACGGTGTATTCATATTCTTTCTTTTTGCCGTACTCATTAAGCGTCTGATTGGTAATGCCCATATAATCGCAAACGCCCTTAACACTGATTGAGCCTTGCCCGTATATCTCTTTTCCGTCTTTTGTGTAGCCGATAACATCATGCTGTTTAGCGGTAAAATACTCCGTCGCTTTGGCTGCCATCTCTTCAACGCAGTTAAATGAAGGCGGCCGTCCGCCCAGCAGATGAAATTTGTCTTCAAATACCGGCGGCAAAACTTTTGCGGCCGGTTTAGCCTTTTTCTTTGCTTCTGCCACCGCTTTTTCTTTGCTTTTCTGCTTTCCTACCATTCCCTTTTCCATAAAAAAACCCCGGGGAGGCAGACCCCGGGGCAATGTCAGTCAACCAGAAAGAAGTCAGTCATGGCTTTTGCTTACATAGCTTTGCCAATCATAAGTTTTTTATAACGCAAAAATAAAAAAATGTCCCATATCAGAGTGTGGCAAAGTGTGGCACTTTGGACAAAATAAAAATCATCTGCGGACGGCGTCAAAAATTCTTTTCAGCAACCGCTCCGCCCAACGATAGATATATTTTCGGTCGGTTTGATTGGGACTGTACCGATAAGCCAGCACTTTTTTAGGCACACCGGACAAAAAATCGCGAAGAAAAACATATTCGTTCGGCAGAATCAGCGGCGCCGACATCCAATGCTCGTCTATGTACCAAGCGTCAGAGATGTCTTCCCCGGTAATGCTTGGCCGCATATATTCAGCGTCTTCCGGGTTGACCGGCGGCACTGCGACCCGGTAGAAATTGGTTGTTTTGC